GTGTGATACCTACACAGCCGGTGCCGACTTTGTTAGCGCGTTGCTTGAGTCTATTAGCTTGCTGGATACCTACACGGCAGGGCTGGACTTCTTTAACACGGTCACTGATACCGTCACGCTCACGGATGCCTCAACCAACACGGTGTCTTACAGCGTCTCAAGAACCGAAAGCATCACGCTCACCGACTCACTGGCTAACACGGCAGACTTTGTTAACAGCCTGACCGATACCGTTACCCTTGCAGATACGTTAACAACCACGGCAAACCTCAACGCCACACTGACAGATACCGTCACCCTTGCAGATTCAAGTTCCAGCTTTATCACCCAAGATATTTTCCTGAATGACTACATCACGGTTTCTGACATCTTTGTAGGTGGGCCGCAGCTATCCAATAGCTTTGCCGATTCCATCACGCTTACCACGTCACTAACCACTCAGTACGATGCTTACCCCACACTTGCTGACACCCTGACTGTTGCCGATACCCTCTCGGCTGGGCTTGATTACGTCATTGCAACGGCAGACAGCATCACAGTTACAGACTCGGTAGTCACTGGCGGTAATACGTTCTCGGTAACATTGGCCGATACCATCACGGTTGATGATGACTACACGGGCGGGATTATTCTTATTGACTCCATCTTGGATAGCATCTCAGTCTTTGCTACAGTCAACGGGTACTTCTTCTGGCAGGACATTGACGATACGCAGTTTGCCAACTGGACCCAGATCAACAACGTACAAAGCGCCGGATGGGTGCTGATTAACACCAATAGTTAGGACTGCTATGAGCACTTACTCAACCAACCTAAAAGTTCAACTGATCGGCACCGGTGAAGAAAATAATACTTGGGGCACAGTAACGAACAATGCGTTTAGCAACGTCTTTGAGCAGGCAATTGTTGGCTATGCGACGGTTAACTTCTCCTCAGACGCTAACACAACGCTAACGCTCACGGATGGAAACACTAGCCAGACAGCGCGTAATCTATATCTGAACCTTACTTCTTCTGGTTCTTTAACTGCCACCCGCGACCTGATTATCCCCAACAATCAGGCTGGTACCGCGCCCATCCAAAAGCTTTATATCGTTAAGAACGCTACGACGGGTGGGCGATCCATCCAAGTTAAAACGGCTTCGGGTACGGGCGTCACCATCCCAAATGGCGCAACCATGCTGGTGTATAGCAATGGTACTGATGTCGTTGATGTTATTACCAATATCACATCACTTACGCTAACAAATGCTTTACCTGTAGCTTCTGGCGGCACGGGTGTAACAACTTCAACAGGTTCCGGCTCGGTTGTTTTAAGTAATTCCGGTACGCTAACCACCCCTCGACTAGCTGGATCAAGTACAGGCTACAGCACTTTTGCGAGCGCCAACGCTAGTGCAACCAACTACACGGTAACTTTCCCTGCCGAGGATATGACCGCAGGGTTTAGAAATATACCTATTTCAGGATCGGCAAAAACATCTGCGTATCCGCTAGTTGCCTCTGACGTTGGTAAATATATTCAGCTTGGTTCTGGTAGCTCTGTTTCTGTTGCGAATTCAGTATTTAATCAGGGCGATGTTGTGTCATTAATAAATACGCTTTCAACAGGTATAACCATTACATTCAACAATACAACTGCCAACATATCAGGATCTACTACTCCTAAAGGCGGTGGAGGCACAGTCACTCTTGCACCATTTGGTCTTGCCTCAATTGTGTTTTATTCCTCAACAGCTTGCGTTATTTCAGGAGCCGTGACATGACCGGTGCAGTTCAGGTTGTTGCAGCTTCGGGTGTTGGCTTACCACCCGGAGAACAATCTTATACAACCGCTGGTACTTACTCTTGGACTGCGCCATTCGGCGTTACTTCTGTATGTGTTGTCTGTGTTGGCGCTGGTGGTGGGCCCAACATAGGTGGTGGTGGGGGCGGTGGACTTGGATATAAAAACAATATTTCTGTCACTCCGGGGAATACTTATACAGTCGTCGTTGGTGCAGCAGGTACTTATGGTTTTCCTACATCTAGTAATGGCGGTGACAGTTATTTCATAAACACATCTACTTGTGTTGGTTATGGTGGGTCAGGAGTAACTTATCAATATTACACCGATACTCCAGGAGGTGCTGGTGGCGGTTATGTAGGCGATGGTGGCGGTACTGGGGGTACTGGAGGAACATTTACCTATGGTGCTAGTGCAGAGTGTGGTGGTGGCGGCGCTGCTGGTTATTCTGGGAATGGTGGCGCAGGGGGTAATGCTCCTGACTTGGAAGGAAGAAGTGGCTCTGCTGGCTCAGGCGGCGGTGGTGGTGGCGGTGCTGGTGGTGAAGGTTCTGGAGGTGGGGGCGGCGGTGTTGGTTTGCTAGGACAAGGTTCATCAGGAGCTGGAGGAACCATTATATACCCGTCGGGAATAGGTATTCAAACTGCTGCGGGTGGTGGTTCAGGCGGTGCTAATGGCGGTAGATCACCTGCGTATGGTGGTTCTGGTAACGCTGGAGGTGCTTACGGCGGTGGGGGCGGTGTTGCGAACCAAGCAAGTGGGGGTGTTGGTGCAGTAAGAATTATCTGGGCTGGCACCAGACCATCAGATGTTTCACGTTCGTTCCCATCGACAAACACAGGTACTTTGTAGGGGGTGATATGGCTTGGTCAGATGTTCTTAAGGCAATCATCCCTATCGTTGTAGCAGCACTGGCTTGGTTACTTGGTCAGGTGGCGAGCTTTAGTGAACGGCTTACCAAAATTGAAGGGCAGATGCCTGCCTTAATTACCCGTGAAGGTGTGCCGACTGATAGCCCAATCAGTGCTGAGAAACGTGCTTTACAGAAAGAACAGTTGATGCAGCATATTAATGAGCTTCAAGTCAAGGTCAGACTGCTTGAAGAACGTGAAAAGATGGGGAAGAAGTAATGTTTGAACTACTCGGTGGTGGTTTACTCGGCTCCATATTCGGTGGTTTGTTTAGGCTTGCACCGGAAGTCCTCAAGTTCTTGGACAAAAAGAATGAACGCGCCCATGAATTAAATATGTTCCAACTCCAAACCGACCTTGAGAAGATGCGAGGCGAGTTCAAGATGGAGGAGAAGTATGTGGACTACTCGATCTCGCAAATGGATACGATTAAGGAGGCTTTTAAGGAGCAGGCCCAAACAGCAAAAGAGGCTGGCTGGTTGGCTTCTTTTATCACTGCTATTACCCGCCCCGGTCTTACTTGGATTGCATTTGGCGTATACGTGGCTGTCAAAGCTGCTGGCTTGACGATTGCTTTTCAGACCAATGCTAACTGGGCGGAAGTACTAACCAAGAGCTATGACGAGGATGACTTCGCCATGCTAAACATGATGCTTACGTTCTGGTTTGTAGGACGTTCTATAGAGAAGTACAACAAGTCGTGAATGAGGCCAAGAAGCTTTGCAAGGATGTACTGATCAAGCCCTTTGAAGGGCTGGCAAAGCGTTTGCCTGATGGACGAGTTCAAGCCTATCCCGATCCCGGTACCAGAGGACATCCTTGGACGATTGGCTGGGGAGCCACTGGACCTGATATTAATCCCGGCACTGTTTGGACGATGGAGCAGTGCGAAGATGCGCTGGATCACCATGTGGAGTATTTTGTCCGTGGTTTGGTAAAGATGTCGCCAAGTATTCAGAAGGCTCTACCCAGACGCATTGCCGCTGTGACAAGCTGGGTCTACAATTGTGGCCTGGGAAACTATCGGGTTTCCACCTTCAAAAAGCGTGTTGATGCGGGGGACTGGGATGGTGCAGCCGATCAGTGTATGTTGTGGAATAAAGCTGCTGGTCGTGTGCTCCCTGGACTTACCCGCCGCCGAGCGGCTGAAGCGGCGTTGATGAGGTAAATATGCCCTTACGCAAACTTCTTTTCAAAAGCGGAGTTAACCGCGAAAACACAAGATACACCAACGAAGGCGGTTGGTATGTGTCCGATAAAGTACGTTTCCGGCAAGGTACGCCAGAGAAAATCGGCGGCTGGGCACGATATTCCGTTAGCCAATTTAATGGTATATGCCGAAATTTGTGGAATTGGGTTACTAACAGTGGTGCTAATTTACTGGGGGTCGGAACCAATACCAAATACTACGTTGAATTCAACGGTTCTTACAATGACATAACTCCCGTAGGTTTGGCAGCGGGTGCAGAGATAACAACACCGTCTTCAGGTTGGGGGTTGGGTACTTGGGGTGCTGGAGCTTGGGGGTTTGGTGGCGGGAGCACAACTGAAGCGCGTGTCTGGAGTGCTATGAACTGGGGGGAAGATTTAGTTTTTGCTCCTCGTGGCGGGTCTATTTATTATTGGGACTTTACAGCCGGGGTAGGTACCGCTGCCGTTAACATCAATACACTTTCTGGTTCTACTCACGCACCAACGCAAGTTAATTACATATACGTATCTGACATTTCTCGGTTTCTTCTAGCCTTTGGAGCTAACGATCCTGCGGATTCGGTATCCGGTGCTTTTGATCCTATGCAAGTTCGGTGGGCTGATAAAGAAAGCTTAACTGATTGGTACCCACAAATAACAAACCAAGCGGGGAGCCTACGCTTATCCCACGGGTCCAAGCTCGTAACGTCTGTACAAACACGACAGGAAATTTTCACCCTTACTGATTCTGCTGCTTATTCACTGCAATACGTAGGCCCACCCCTTATCTGGGGCGCTCAGCTACTGGGCGACAATATTTCTATCATCGGTCCAAACGCCATCATTATTGCTTCAGGCGTGGTGTACTGGATGGGCGTTGATAAGTTTTATGTTTATGACGGTCGGGTGCAAACACTACCTTGTGATTTAAGGCGGTATGTATTTAGTGACATAAATACGGTGCAATCTATTCAAGTGTTTGCAGGTACCAGTGAAGGATTTAATGAGGTCTGGTGGTTTTACTGCTCTGCTAACAGCACAACAGTGGATCGTTATGTCGTGTTCAACTACCTTGAAAAAGTCTGGTATTACGGCACGATGGCACGAACAGCGTGGTCTGATTCAGGCTTGCGCCCCTACCCACAATCAGCGGATTACAACAACCGTATACTGAATCAAGAATTTGGAGTGGACGATAACGCGGGTGATACTGTTACTGCTATCGATGCTTATATTGAATCGGCTGAGTTTGACATCGATGATGGCGATCACTTTATGTACGTTTATCGGACGGTGCCGGATTTAACGTTTTCTGGATCAACAGACGGCTCGGACCCTGAAGTTACGTTTAGTATTTACCCCAAGAAAAGCTCTGGGTCGCTAGCCGGTACCCCCGCTGCTGATACCGTGTCCGCTGCTGATTATCCAGTGGATGAATTTACTTCACAGATCTACACACGGTTCCGTGCGCGTCAGGCGTACATAAAAGTTCGTTCTAATAAGATTGGGACCACATGGCAGCTTGGTGCACCACGACTTGATATGAAACAGGATGGGCGAGCTACAGGCCGGGGGTCTTCGGCATGACTTATGTTGTTACTACCGACTACAATATTGAGCGCCTTCCTCCGCCCAACTTACCCCTCGCACCCCTGCAATACGATTCGCGGTATCAGGAAGGGTTTAACAACGTCCTGCGTCTGTACTTTAACCGGCTAGACAACTTTTTGGCCCAGCTTATGACATCAACATCATCATTGCCGGTAACCTTTCCGGGGACATACTTTGATGCGTTTGGCAGGCAACGTGTTAGCCAGCCCTATACGTTGTTTGACAGCCAAAACAGATACGCAGCGGACAACCAATTCAGCGAGTCTACAGTTAATGGGGCATCGATAACTTTCAGCGCAAACGAAGCTGCTGTATTGTTATCTGCCGATACCACATCAGGCTCAACCGCAGTCAGACAGTCTTACAGGTCTTTTCCTTACCAGCCTGGGAAAGGATTATTGGTTCTTCAAACCTTTGTCATGGCCGCAGCGCAGACAAATCTCCGCCAGCGTGTGGGGTACTTCAATACGCAAAACGGCGTGTTCTTCCAAAAGACAGCATCAACAAACGCTTTTGTACTTCGCTCTTATGTGACGGGTACAGCATCGGATGCTAGGACGGTTAACCAAGCGGATTGGAATGGCGATAAGCTAGACGGTACTGGGGCGTCAGGTTTTACCTTGGACACCACCAAGGCTCAGATTCTTTGGATGGACTTTGAGTGGCTAGGTGTTGGATCAGTGCGGTGCGGGTTCATCATCAACGGCCAATATATTGTTTGCCATACGTTCAATAATGCAAACCAGATCTCCAACGTCTACATGACCACGGCGATTCTGCCTGTACGTTACGAGATTGCAGCAACCGCTGCGCTGTCTACTGGCGCAACCATGAAACAGATTTGCTGCTCTGTTGTATCCGAGGGCGGGTTTGAGCAGACATCGATTGACCATGTGGCTCGTCGTACCACATCGTTTACAAATATTGATACGGCGGCTACGTTCTATCCCATCGTATCGATCCGGCTGGCATCTGGCAGAACAGGGGCGGTTGTGCTTCCTAATAGGGTGCAGTTCTTGCCGCTAACCAGCCAGAACTATGAGATTGCTTTGTTGAAGAATCCCACGCTAACTGGAGCGACATGGGCGTCAACGGTTTCTTCTGACACAAACGTAGAGTTTGATGTTGCTGCTACGGCTATCTCTTCAACGGGAACCATAGTCCAGACTGACTACATTACTTCTACAGGTAGCGGTGGAACGGCATCAACGTCGGTTGAAACAGGATATAACTGGGATCTACAGCTTGGTGCAACGCTTGCTGGTGTTAGTGATATTTATACGCTAGGCGTAAGAACAGTATCCGGTGCAACTAAAGGTGATGGCATTGGGTCCATTTCCTTTTATGATTTAACGCAATAGCGGGGTAAGGTATGGCGACTTCCAGCCTTGGGTATATAGACGACATCATTCGTGATCAGATTGCGGCTGCGGGTAATGATGCTTCCAAGCTCCAGAAAATCGCTACATCATTTGGTTTGAGCGCAGACGATCTCGCCTCGTTCAAAGGTGTATCAACAGGTGATATTCAACAACTGTTTCGTGATGCAGGTATTCCACTTGGCACGTTGCTTACTGGAGATGTGCAGCGCACGTTGGGGACAGATACAGGGATTCGTCAGGTAGAGAAAGGTGACGATATTGTCACTGAGCAAGTTGTTGGTGTACAGGGCGATAAATTAATTGTCCAGCAGTATGACGCGTACGGTAACCCTACTAGCAGACGCTTAACTAAACCCAACCCTTCTGAATTACAAGGCTGGCTTCAAGCCCTCGGTACTGTCGGTATGGCGATGGGTGCGGGGGATGTATTAAGTTCTTTAGGTGGCTCGGCAGGAGCAGGTTCGGGAAGCCTCGCGTCTAATCTCACAGTTGGCGAAGCTGCAAGTGCAATCACAAACCCCACGCAGATTGTTACTAAGCCCATCACCAACACGCTTACCGACTATGTCGTTAGCGCTATAAACAGCAATGCGCTTGCCGGGGTTGAGATGCTACCGGGGGTTGCTGAACAAGTTGCGCTAACTGCTGCGGAAAAAGCCGCAATCAAGACCGGCGTGGGGATGTTAGTAAACGGAACTGCTTCCGAACTTCTTGGGGGTGATTTCAAAGAAGGCGCGACTGGAACGCTTGCTGGAACGATACTTAACAACGTGCCCATTCCGGGTTCTGGAGATTTGTTAGGCACTAACAAAGACGTACCTTTTACTTCGCTTGTCGGTAATCTTGCGACTAAAGGGCTTGACGTTACGGGTATTAGCGACCTTTCGGATAAGGTGTCATCAAAGCTTTCTGACGGCATTGCTAAAGGGACTACGGCTGGGCTAACAACGTTGATTGCTGGTGGTAACAGCAACGATATTTATCGTAATACAGGCATTGGCGCGATCATGGGTACTTTTGGGGATACGAAAATCCCTGGCACTAAGTTAACCGGTGATGATGCGCTTGAGCTTATTCAGGATTCTTTTGCAGAAGGCACTGACGCCACCAATTTGATAAACGATGCTGCCGGTAAAGTTGTCGTTAAAGCAGACGTTGACCCCCTTGATCAGTTCGACCCTACCGATTTCTTTACTGGTTCTGGCTTTGGCGATGGTAAAAAGGCAAACGTTACAGGCGGTTCTGGCGCTGATACTGTTAAAGCGGGTGCAGTTACTGTAGCTGGTGGTAAAGGTAACGATTCAATCAATGACACCATATCCGACTACATCGATCTTGGTGGGTATAACGATCTCATCACAAGCGGTTCGGGTAATGATTCAATCAAAGCCGGTACTGTAGAAGTTACAGGCGCTTCTGATCCTTGCGAAAACCCCAATCAAATCCGCGACCCCATAACTGGTAGCTGTCATGACCCCATTAATTACATCGTATTAGGTGGTTCGGGTAACGACACAATTGACGCTGGTAAAGTTACAGTAACTGCGGCTGATTGCAACAAGATTGGTATGGACTACGACCCCATAGAAAACAAATGTGTTGAACGGGTCGATATTTCGAAATTACCAACAGTTAAACCAAAAACACCTACTCCACCGCCAGCAACTTCGACAAAGGTTGTAGACACTTTTTGCAAACCTCCTAAGATCCGTGACAATGTAAACGGCGGATGCGTATGCCCTCCAGGAACCACAGAACAAGCAGACGGTTCGTGTAAAGAATCCGCAAAAGTTACAGTAACTGCGTCGGATTGTTACGCTAAAGGTATGGGGTATAACCCCCAAACTAATTCGTGCTTTGATTTAGAGTACACCACGCTTAATTTAACGGGTGGGACAGGCAATGACACTTGCCCTCCTGGACAAACGCGTGGGACAGACGGGATATGTAGGCCACAGCTAGAAGTTACTGCTAAAAAATGCAACGAAGATCAATACAAAGGGGCAGACGGTAACTGCTATTGCTTAGATCCTGACCAAGCGTTAAATGCTAGTGGTATGTGTCAAGACACAACGTCGGATGTCATAACAGTTAGAGGTGGCGGTGGTAACGACACGGTTAAGGGCGGTGGCGGCAATGACACCATCACTGAGTGTCCTACGGGATATACGTTTAGTTCCAAAACGGGTAAGTGCGAATTTGATATTGCAGGACTGCCTGCGCTTATTGGTTCGCTTGGCGGCAGTGACAATATGCCCGGATCGTATAGCCCCAACTTAACGAAGGCGTTTACCGCAACACGCACTTACAAAGCACCCCCTGCAACATATGATTATGCTGGAGCTGATACCGTGGGCTATGAAGATCCTTACTTCCAGCGTTTTGGGCCTGTCGTATACTCACCCCCAGCAAACTATACTGGCGCAGGTAACCCAGCAGCAACCCTAGCAGGCGGTGGCGTTGTTGAAGCCGCTTCAGTTAATCAGCCCGATATGTTTTTTGCCGATGGGGGCCTGTTGTCTCTAGCTCAGGGTGGGCGTACACTTCCGCCTAGGTATTTAGGTGGGATAACTGATGGGATGGCGGACCGAGTACCGGCTAATATCGATGGCGAACGCCCTGCTGCACTTTCTGACGGCGAGTTTGTTATTCCTGCTGATGTCGTTAGTCATCTTGGTAACGGCAATTCCAGTGCTGGTGCAAAAGTTCTTTATGAAATGATGGACCGCGTTCGCAAAGCAAGGACCGGAACTAAAAAACAAGGGCGTGAAATCGACGCCCGTCGCTTTATGCCGAGGTAATTATGGCCGATGCAACAACCACCTCCACGCTATCGGCTTGGGCCGGTCCTTATGTAGAACGTCTTCTTCAGCAAGGAGAAGCGTTTGCTAACCTACCGTACCAGCCTTACGACCGCCCATTATCGGCAGGGTTTCAGCCGCAGCAATACGCTGCGCTAGGCGGTATTGGTAGTTTACCGGGAGTAGGATCTTCTGGTTTTTATTCCCAATACCTTAACCCTTATCAGCAGAACGTCACAGATATTGCCAAACGTGAAGCTACGCGTACGTCGCAGATTGCTGGGCAACAAGACGCTGCTAAAGCTGTGGGCGCTGGTGCGTTTGGGGGTTCTCGGTATGGGCTTATGCAAGCGGAGCGTGATCGCAACTTGCAGCAACAGTTAGCGGACATCCAGCAGAAGGGTGACTACGCGGGTACGCAGTTTGGCTTGCAGGCGCTGGGTGCAGACATTAACAGATTGCAGTCTACCTACGGCATGGGCGCTCAGCAACAAGCTATACAGCAAGCTGCCATTGACAGAGACCGCGCTCAGTTTGAGCAGGAGCAGTACAAGTACCCCTTGGAGATGTTCAGGTTCCGTCAAAGCCTGTTACAAGGTCTGCCCACAGCTACAACACAATACTCACAACAAGGCCCCAGCGCACTACAGAATGCGTCAAGTGCAGCGTCTATCTTGGCGATGCTCAAGTACGCTGGCATTGTTTAATTGGAGAGGGTAGATGTTTAACAGTCCTCAAATGCAAAAAGCGCTGCAAAGCCCCGCCGTTAGTGGGCAAAATCTTGCCGCATATCAGTCTCCCGCTTCTCCCAACCCCACCGTTCGATCAGACGACGCAAAAGCTGAAGAACTGCGCCGAGCACAAATGGCACAACGCGCTATGGGGATGCAAGCTGCTGCGATGATGGGTGATCCTAAGCAGACACCTTCTATTCTTGCCGCAAAAGAAATGGAGAACCAACAGCTCCGGCAGATGCTTGCTGCAATGCAGCAAAGACAACAGCCTGCTCCGCAGCAGATGGCGCGTGGCTTGGAGAGCCTACCTGCTCCAGCCATGGAGAGAGGGTACGCCGGTGGCGGTATTGTTGCATTTGAAGATGGTGGGGAGGTTGAGCGTTATCAGTCTCAAGGGTTGGTGTCGCCCCCAGGCGGGTTCACACCGCCTGTTCAACGTTTTTTTACGGGTATTCGAGATCTGTTCTCTGACTTTAATAAAGAAGGAGAACCTAAGCTGGACGAGATGCGGCTGGCCGTGCTGCAAGAGAAGATCGATAAAGGCACCGCAACGCCACAAGAACAGACGCTTTATACACAGCTTAAAGAGAAGCTGACTACACGTGCAACACCCGCTGCTCCGACACCACCGCGTCCCCCATCTGTTGGGGATGTTGCTGCTTTGGGCTTAGATAGAGGGCTACCCGCCGCAGCCGCTGAGACACGTCAAAGACAACAGCAGAGTCAGGGCGCAGGTGTTGCCGCATTGCGCCCCGCAGGACAACCTGTTGATGCTTCTGGTATTGGTATGGACTTCCCATCCGCAGAACGCACACCGCCTAGCGCAGGTCTGCTTGGTGAAATGCAGCGTATGGCAGCAGAGGGACAAGAACCAAGTACCACCGAGCCACCCGTAGACAGTGCGTTAGCAAGGCAGAAAAAAATCCTTGCAAACCGTCAAGCGTTGATGAAAGAGCTTGGCTATGAAGGTTCCGCTGGTGATGAGATTCGTTCTCAAATAGAAGAGATGAAGAAGTCGCAGGAGGGCTATACGAAACAGGCAGGACTTTTAGGT